TTAAAAGTCAAGTGTGCGACAAGCCAGAAATGGCTATATTATTGGAAAAATGCCGTTTTTGTGATACACTTTTGATACACTTTTTCACGGTTACACACCGATTTTGACGGCTTGATGATTATAAAATATTTTTTGAAAAAAGTCAAGATTTTTTTAAAAAAAGTATTGACAAATGCGTATTAAAGGCGTATAATAATAAATGTCAGGAGGTGATAAAAACGAAACGAACAGACCTAATAAAACTTCTCGAAAGAAACGGTTGGTACTTAAAACGAAATGGTGGAAATCACGATTTATACACCAACGGCAAACAAACACAAGCAATCCCAAGGCACAAAGAAATCAAAGAAAACTTAGCAAAGGTGATAATCAAAAGGGCGGGGCTGAAATAAAGCCCCACCCCTTTCACCCGCTTATCATATATCATTATTTTATGGAGGTTTACAATGAAAAAAGCATATCCTATTATTTTGACACCCGATGATGTTGGCTTCACAGTATTTATTCCCGACTTTGATATTAATACTCAAGGCGATTCTTTGGCAGAAGCAATTGAAATGGCAAAGGATGCAATCGGCTTGATGGGAATCGATATGGAAGATGACAAGAAGGCAATCCCTGAAGCAAGTGCTTTCAATACCATCAATCACGAAGAAAACGAAATTGTTACCCTTGTTGTTGTCGATTTTGCGGAATACAGACGCAAGAACGAAATGAAGGTTGTAAAGAAAAACTGCACTCTTCCGAGCTGGCTTTGCTATGAGGCCGAAAAAGCCAATATCAATTTTTCGCAGGTGTTACAAGCAGGTCTCAAACGAGAGCTTAATATAGCTGATTAAAACACATTGAGAGAGGTTCGTCCTCTCTCTTTTTTTGTTCAGAAATAAAAAACCGGGCGAGACTATTGCCCCACCCGGTGTGACTATTATCAACTTCTGAACTACTGAATCAGAAGTGTTATTCTTCTTTAATGAAAGCAGTGAAACCCGCTTTTTTGAGCTGCGCAACCATTGCATCAGCATTTTCTTTCTTTGAATACGCACCGACCTGAACACGGAAAAGCTTCTGCTTAGTCGTTGCAGTCGGCGCCGATGAAGCGGCAGGTGCCGAATTCAGAGCCTTGTAAAACTTCTTAACATTAGCAAGGAATGTTGACCAGTGAGGTCTGATATATTCGGGACAGTCCTTCGAAGGATAGAAATAATTGTGCTGATATACATCCGTTTCAGGATTGAGGTCGTACTTATCGCAGAGATAAGCAACGAGCTTAGCAGTTGTTTCTTCGCTCTTGGCTCTGTTACCGATACACTCAATAGCGATAGTATCGAGATTGCCGCCGATTGTTGAACCATCTTTTCTCTGAGACTTTCTGCGAGTGCTGCTGTCTGTTGCATGCCAGCCTCTCTCGTTATCGTTGAGGAGCTGCCAAATTTGGTCGTCATAGACATAGTAATGAACCACAACACCCGACATGTTGCCGTTATATGTAGCTCTGGAATACTGTTCGGCATCATTCGTACCCTTTGCCTCTTTGATATCAGCTGTATTATGTACTGTGATACCCTTCGGCTTGCCTGTACCGTCATTGAGCTTCTTGCAGGGCTTCATAGGCTGTCCTTTTTTACACCACGAAGCAACGTTCTTTTCAGCCTTGAGATTGTCAGGAATAATCTTCTGATTGATGACCAGTCCGTTCGGAGTGGTTATTTTTTTGTCAGGAACAAGAAATGCCATTATTCCTCACCTCCGAATGCTTTATCAATTTCTGCCGTGAGTTCTTCAGATGTCGGAAAGATTCTTTCAAGAAGAGCATAGAACAGGTTGGTAAGAGGTACCTGCATTGAGTTCCATACAGCCGATATACCAGAGGCGACAGCGCCGATAATCATTGACAAGAGCATTCTTTTAAGAGTGTCAAGGTCAGTGATCCCGAACAGCATATCAACCGAAATAGCCGCTATAAATGACTGAATGAATGTTTTTGCCGCTCTGCAGATTATGTTTGTAACCTGCGCTTTTGTAATCTTCACTTTTCATCATCCTTTCTTATTTTGTTTCTGAACAGAAGTAACGGTTTACGCTCAGGTTTTGTGAGGCTCACCGTTTCTCTTTTTCTTGTGAACAATTGTTACTGCGGTAAACGTGGACAGAACGAGAGCTACAACGATAGGAACAATCTTCGTGTTTCTGCCTGTATCAGGAATATCGGTTTCAATATAGACATCAGATTCCGTGCTGTTCTCATCAGTAACCGTTCCTGCGCCGATGATAACTTCAGTATCTGATGAATCCTCCGGAACAACATCGGGCAGTTCTGTGTTATCAGTGGCTTCCTCGTTGACCGTTGTGTTCTCATCAGTAATATCGGTTGTTTCGCCGTCTTCAGGCTCGTCCGTTGTCTCATCGGGACTGTCTGCAGTAGTTTCTTCGAAGTCAGAATTGTCAGTTGTAACTTCAGTCAAAGGCTGACTGGCTTCCGTTGTGGTTTTGCCGTCCGTGGCTACGGTTGTTGCATCGGTTGCTGTACCTTCAGCAAGAGTTGTTTCTGTTACATTGAGTGTAGATGCTTCAGTTGTTGTTTCTGATGCACAGACGCGCACGGTACCGAAGCATAAAAGAATTGAGAGTGCTGCGATAATAGCAATAATCTTTTTCATATTCTGTAATTCCTTTCTTTGTTTGCCGCATATTCGGCATATATTTCCGGATGAAGTTTCTTTTGTCTTTCGACAAGCTCCCGTTCTTCTTCAGGAGACATCATCTTCACATTAAGAACGGGAAGCATGCCGTATTCATCGGTTTTGATGACCTCGTCACAAGAATATTTCCTGCCATCGAGGTCAACCGTAACCGTTTCAGGGAGCTTATAAGTTTCTGCAAAATTCATAGAGAAATCAGACATATGCCACACTCCCTTCGTTTATTTTATAACAAGTGCAAAGATTGCGCTCACACTTGCACCCAAGACGGCAAAAATGAGCTTATCCCAAAGAGTAGCAGGTCGTGCCTTTAATGCTTCCACAGAAGCCTTAAGCTCACCCACAAGTGTAAGAAGATTGTTTAAAGTGGTCGTGACAGCAACAAGGTTTTTGTCGACACCGTTGTATTTCGCATACAATTCACTTATATCATCTTCTGCTTTGATAAGACGGTGCTCAATTTCCGTAAGGGTTATATCAGCCACCGACAACACCTCCTGTTTCAAAAGCCCATACCGTTCCTTTCTCTGTTGTTGATTCCTCCTTAGGGGCAGGTTCTTCATTTTGGACAGCTCTTTTTTCAGCTCGCAGTCTCACAAGCTCGCGAATTTCTTTGGCGAGCCCGATTCTTTCATCCGAAAGAGATTCACACTTAGGCTCATTCTCATTGATAATATCTCTGAGTGCTTGTGATTCTCTGTGAATGTCTTCCCAAGAATACGGAAGGTCAAGCCCCATTTCGGCATATTCAACATTTTTGTGACGTTTGTAGTCGTTGGCATTGAGGGTGTTTCTTGCATTGGAAACAGCATTTCGCACTTCTGCAAGCGATTTGTTGACAGTTTTCAGTCTTTCCCGCTTTTCAAGCAATGTCTGTTCAAGAATCAGCAAGGTTTCCATTAATCGTGTACCTCCCCGATCGCAATCCAGTCAGCCGCACGAGCAGCAATAGCTGAATCAATAACAAATTGTGTAGCGGTTCTTGAAGATATTTTCTGATTCTCAATATCATTTCCGCTGAAAATAAGAACATAATTGCCGTCTTTGAAGTAATTGCCGCAGCGAGTGTTAAAGTTTACCGTAACACCACTGTTGGCATCCGGGCTTACTCTGCCCCAACAAACGAGAATCTTGGGACCTGTCCCGAACCCGATTACGATGTGTCCGTGACGAGCGCCATCAACAGCATCTGATTTGATATAGCTCTGGAGACCGCCATTTGTGCCGGTACCGCCACAGCTTATAGGAAGCGTGCCGTAACGAAGGAAGTTTGTATCATTGTACAGAGCTCCCTTATCCAGCATAAGCTTCTTGAGAACGCTGCTTCCGCTATCTCCTACAAGAAGAGTATAGTCTTCAAGTTCAGAGAATCCTGTACCGCCACAGTCACCGGGCAAAGTGCCGAACTTAGGACCCTGAAGAGTACTGATGCCATAAAAAGCACCGCGTGTGGGACCAACAGGAGAAACTCCGCCTGAACCTCCTACAACGACAGATCCATACGGTATCGATGTGGCACCTGTACCACCCATACTCACAGGGAGTGTTCCGAACTTTGGTGACCCCTCTGTTGTGGCATACAAGGCCCCTTTACCACGCACACCGTTAACAACATCTGTGCCATTTCCAACGAGAAGAGAACCCTTTGTCATCTTTTCAAGTCCTGTACCACCGTGAGCTACATCTATAATGCCGCCCTGCAGCTGTGCATCAGTAAGAGAAACATGATGAGGATTAGCCGTGCTTGAAATATGTTTAAGAATATCACCGTTTGTGATTTTCTCCATAGTTTCAGGGGTGAAAACAAGACCATCAGCACCCTCATATATCAAATCTTCATTCGTGTACGCATAAATAATTGAGCTGTCATAATTAATCGAAACTCCAAGTGTTTCAAAATCTCCTGAAAGAATATGGACCACAGAGGAGTTATAGGCATTAATGGCACTACTCATATTCAACACAGAAACTTGTGAAATATATATAGTCGAGTTAAAACTTTCGATAAAATTACAACCATCAGTCACTTTGCACTGTGCAGAAATATCTGTCAAAAAGACATTCTTGCACGAATCGAGCCACAGTTTGAAAGTTGAAGGAAACCAGCTTTGTCCGTCATCCAGAAAGTCAACGCTCCTTATGTAAACCTCATCGAGTTCGCCGAAACAAAGATTTCCGTTAATGATAGGCTTGTGAGTTGCACTTCCGTTATAAACCAGTGAGATTTTTTTTAGGTCAGAATAGCCGAAATAAGGTTCGGTCTGAAGCAAATAATCGCCCGTACTCTTCAAGATAATAGACAATGATTTTATGTGGTCGGGTATTTTATGCTCAACATCGGAGATGTTTTTGTAAGGATGTTCATAAGAACCGTCACACAGTTCATCATCTTCCGTTGAATTACAATCGACATATACTTCGAGAGTTTGAGAGGCCATACCGGGATGAGCATTGCCATCCGCATTATGCTCCTCAATTGCTTTTCTCATATCCGTAAAATCAACATATACGGCCGAGCCATTAATAACAGCTGATACATTGGCAGCATCATCAACAACCGCAACGAATGTAACCGAATGCTCAATGAGCTTTGATGTGTGATCTGCAATATAACTTGCTTCTGCACCGTAGTTAACGTAAGAATAAAGGATTTCTTTGGTGGGGTCATCAGGGTTCTTTGCAAAAAGACCGACTTCGCGATAGTAAATACCTTCATCAAGGTTCATATTGTCGAAATAACCGCGAATTTTGGCATAGCCGTTTGATACTGAAATATCGGTTATAGGCACCGTTATTTTCGGGTCAAGCAAAGCATTAAATGTTTTATAGCTTGTTTCGCCGAGTTCGCCGGAGCCTATCTGTATTTTTGTAAATACAATTTCTTCACCTGCGAGCGCACGAAGCTGGAGAGCTTGGCCCGCATCCGTGAATTTAGGCTGTATAGGCATATTATCACTCCTCCTTTGACATAATGTATTTTTCAACTTCACCGAGTTGTGTAATGAAGCCGTAGAACAGATTGCCTTCGCGCTGCTGTTCTATTGTTTCAGCAATGAAATCCCATTCAATAACACCGAGATGAACCTTTAACGGTTCTGTTTCTATTTCGATAACAATCTTCTCGAGCCAAGCACTCAAACGCTTAACATTTTCGGCCACTCTTTTGAATTCAAGAACATCTGCATCAGTCAGAGCCGTGTCCTTCGTTATAATTTTGAAACAGCCGGGAGTACCGCCGTATTCAAACCATTCTGTGATGGTGGCATCTTCAAAAATAGACTGCACTATTTCTTCGGTTGCCGCCTTTGTGCCGGCGGTTGCCCAGTATTGAAGAGCAAACTTAACGAGCTTACGCTTCAGGTCGAGCGGATAAGACTGTTTGTAATTTGCTACTCTTAAATCTGTGGCAAGAACATCGAGGACATTGTGATCAAGGTTGTCAACATTTGAAAATGTAAGTGTCCCTTTGATTAAAGTAAGAATCCTTTTGAACATCTGTGATGTAGCATAGCTTGCGGCTCTTGCCCAAGGCTGATTAGCAATTATCGGAGGTAAGCTGTGTATTATTTCGGCATCCTGAATTTTAATCATCTTCAAGACCTCCATAGATTATCTCGTCGTTACCGCTCAATGCAATCTGCGTATCGGTCACCTTGATGAAATCCGGTGAGGTTATTTCAACACGCTTCGCACCTGCTTCTTTAATCCGCTTGACGAGTTCACCGGGTTCTATATCCCTGCCTATCTTTCTCTGCCACTTTTTATAGTCGCTTATTGCTGTATTTACGGCATTCTGAATAGTAATCGCATTCGCCTCGTTACTCTGATTGATGTAATATTTAAGCTTTATCTGATAATCGACATCTTCAGGAGCTCTTGCTGTAACAAAATCAGTCAAAGGACGAATTTTGGCAGTTGCCAAAAAATTCTGCATAGAAGAAGCAATCAAATCGCTTGGTGCTTTTCCGCCATCAAGCATAAACAGAACAACAACCTCAGTTGGTGCAGGTGTATAAACCTTCACATCATCAATATCGGTTCTGAACTGTCTTGCCCAGTATTCATATGCTTCTTTCGGACCTGCAACCGAATAGCCTGCAGGAGCCATAAATACACGATATGTAAGGTCGTCATCACCTTCGATATCGTCACCGCCGGATGATGGCTCAATATTGGTGACACTTGCAATGTACGGAAGCGGGTCTACAAAACTTGTGATTGAATCCACAGGGAGCTCGTTTGCTTCTCTGCCGGGTACAAGTGCCGTTGCCTGAACATCAACAAAGCTCTGTCCGGCAGGGATTTCGGCATATTTATCCGTTTGAAATTTATTCCCTTTGTCATCTGTGACTTTAGAATTAGCAGGAATGCCCGTCACGCTCGTCCTGGTAGCCGAGACGGTAAACCTGAGGGTAGTTATAGCCCCCGAAGCCGGACGCCTTAAAATGCCCTTTAAAGCGGCAATATTGTCGAGGTAGTCGCCGAAACTATATTTAAGCAAATCAACTTTTCCGGCACAGTCAGAACATTTCAGGATCTGATAACCAAGGAGAACCGTCGCCATACCAACGCAATTCAGAGGTTGTGCAGTAGACGAACCGTAGTCTTCTCCGAATTCTTCTATATAAAATTTATGACAGTCTGCAAACCACTGTTTTTTTAAATCTTCGAGAGTGAGATTATCGATAAAGCTGACATTAGGCACAACAGCCAGCTCAGGTATTTTGCTCAATATCAATCACCACCTTCGGAACAATGAGACCGTCTGCCGCATCACCAGACCATACAACCTGCTTGATATTGGCTCTCGGCTCATATTTTCTTGTTTTCTGAATAAGCTCGGATTCAATCATCGCTTTCGCTGCCGGCATCGGCATATCAACGAAAGACCAATCTATTCCGAAATCACGGTCAAGAGCGAGCGTGCCAACTCGACTGCCGTATAAAACAGTAAGGCAGCGAAGAATATCCTGCCATTCATTAGCCTGTTTATTAATATCGATTTCAACAGTTTCTGAAATGTTCATTCTCTCACCGCCTTACATTTCCATAAGATATTCTGTCAACGAAATATTCACTGTTGCCTGAGATAATTCACCCATAGAGTAAAGGTTGTCCCATGATTCACTTACACTATCAAGTGACCACAGATTCTTTCCTACAGGTCTGCCGCCTATTTGAAGCGGATAGGCCAAGCCGTTCTCAGCCATTTCAGTGAGAAGGTCAAGCATCATTCTGGGTCTGACACCGTGCTCTGCGCTTAAGGTTATATCAAACTTAAACGTCTGCAGGTCGGCGCCGAGATACTCTATGCGTGGCTTACCTTTGATTACTTCGTGTTTCGTTGTTCTTTTGCCAGCTGTTCTGGCAATGTTATTCGGGGTCAGAACAAGAAGGCTCGACACCGAAAAAACGATAGGTCCCAAAGAGCCTATATACATTCAATTCCCCCTATCAAAGCGGCGGTCCTGAAGGACTGCCGGGAGCTGTACAATTATGTGTATGTGTTTTGATGAGAACGCCGTCAACGGTTGTGAGGTTGTTTCCGTCGATCGTGATGCCGCTGCTCGACTGGATTGTTATCCCGCCTGAAGCCTTTATGGTCACGCTGCCGTCCGATTCAACCTTTACGACCGAAGCACCTTTGATATTGAGAGTTCCTTCTGATTTTACTGTATAGTCGCCTTCAGATTTTTTCTCAACATCTCCCTTGGTTTCTTCCTTGAGGTCACCGTCAACGGTTACTTCAACATCATCGTCATTGTGAAAGAGCATTCTCCCTTCGTTGCCTTCGCCTACTTCGGTATCATCGTATTGCCAGTAACACTTTCCCTGTTCACGAGAGAAATCTTTACGGCGAATACCTTGCTTAACACCGTCAGGAGGAGTATGATTCTTGCTCCAATAACGGCCGAGAATCAATCCTTTCGAAGAACCATTCGGAAGGTGAAGCACCCAAACAAGATCATCCACTTCGGGAACATAGTATTCCTCGAACGGACACATAAAGGGAAGCTCTATCGTTGTGCAATCATCTCTGTCAGCATAGACGATTCGAGCCAGTCCCTTCTCATAGTTGCAGGAGCTGATTTTACCGATACGGAGAAAATCTCCTGTACTCTTATTCATCAAATCACTCCTTATATAGAAGCAACCACTTTACTCAGCTCAAGCTTAGTTGTATAGCCTCCGCCTACAGAGTGGGTTACTTTCTTCACATAGTATTTTCCGTCAGCCTTTTTCAGGCCGGATATTTCAACGCATTGAGAAGAAACAAGGTCAGGGTTGCCCGGAATAGTGACAGACATTGTCGTTTCTTCCTCATTGGCTTTATTAACCTCTGCCTTAATCTTCTTTTCAGCATCTTCTCGGCTGTCTGCCTTACCGTTCACAGAGAGCAAACGCTGTTCCGTTCCGACCTTAGCCTCAATTTCTTCTTCAGAATCGGGGTCTGTGTAGGTCATTTTTCCGCCGGTATATGTGCCGGCAAGGGAAGTTTTGAAATCCCACGAAATCATATCTTCTCTGTAAATCGTACAGACAGCAGGCATATTTTTATATGTTTCACGGTCAAAGATAACAAGTCTGCTGCAGTATGTCTTGAGGCTTAATCCATAATCTTCACACATCTTTTTGATGAAGTTTGAATCCTCTTGGTCGTTCTGCTCAACACTGTCAATCTTGATTTCCGACGCTGTATATTGAAGCGTTAATCCCGAACGAGACGCTATTTCCTGCGCCATATTCTGGATGGTAACATTTTCCCAAACCTGTGTGCGTTTCTGAGTGCTGAAAGCTCCGTCTGCAGGTTTCGAAACTGCCTTGAAGGACACTTTCAACGGCTTACCCGAAAAGCCGGGATCATCCATTACAAAGTCGCCACAATTCAGAACTCTCGTATCACCGGGAAAACGCCAATCAAGAACCGTTATTATTGCGGTAATTTTGTCACCGAGATTTGGGAAATAAGGTCCTATCCATTTCTCGTCAGGATCACATATAGTCAGCGAGCAGTCGTCGCTCGAACCGCTTTCAGGGTCGTTATATGTGAACTTATCCGTTTTCTTTTCAAGTGAGGTTGTTAAATCCTCGCCCATATAAACGATTGTGGCCGTAGCCCTTCTCATAGAAATCATTCACTCGACCTCCTCCACGGTGGGAGCAAGTTGCTCTGTTCGAGCGGGAGATCCGGTGTATTCAACACCGTTCCCGCATCGAACTCATATATATCAAGAAGAGGCAAATTGTTTTCCATAAGGAAATCAGCATGCATCTCACTACCATAGACCTTTTTGGCAATCATATCCCACTGGTCACCGGCTATCGTTGTGTATGTTTTCGCCATAATTCACCTCTTAAAACTTGATTCTGTCGTTTTCGTGTATGTACTGGTCCATAAAGCCCTTAAATCGCTCGTATTCGTCATCCATAATCTCACTTATCTTATCCTCATCTCCGCCCTTGCAGTTGATTACAGGGGCAAATGTGACATAGATAACAGAACCATCACCGCCACCTCCGCCTCTCGGCTTCTTGGGTGTGTCTTCATCATCCTCATCAGGGAGAAGTGTCGGGAGCTTAGAAAGAGGTACGACTGCTTCAGGTTCGCCACCTTCACCGATAAGTGCATTGGTGGGACCCATAGCGATACCGCCTTCAGCAAGTGCTATTTCAGGAATCAATGAGAAATTGAGACCTTTACCACCTACACCGGGCACCCAATCGGGAATCTTGAGGGTGTTAAGATAACCGATAAAGGTATTAAGACCGCGAATAATGAAGTTGATGGGAGCAACGAACGCCGCCTTCAACGTCTGCCAGATTCCGGAGAATATCTGAACAAGATTTTCAAATGCACCACTGAAATTTCCCGTAAAAATATTGGTTACAAAATCGAGAACATTTGTCAGGATTACAACCAAACCGTCAATTACGGGCATAAGCGTCTCCAACGCATTAACAAGCACCGTGCTCAATATCGAAGCCAAAGCCGACACACACGGTCCGAGTGCTTGTAGCACAGGAGCAAGCATCATCACAATCTGAAGAATCGGATCAAGCAAAGGTACAATTGCAGGCAAAAGTGCGTTTATCAAGTCACCGGCAACAGGCAAAACCATGCTGATGATCGAGGTTACAACAGGTAGCAACGCAGATAACAGCTGATTAAGTACTGGAGCTATCGTGCTTAACACACTCGACAACACAGGTAAAATCGTGCTTGCCAATTCACTTATCACCGAAAAATCAACAGAACCGAGCAAATCTGTCAGCACTGGACCGATTTCACCCATAACGCTACTGATAATCGGGATAAGAGCCTCACCCAGAGGAAGAAGCGCAACCTCAAGGGAGCGGGTCAAGCCCTGGAACATAGATTCGAGGTCGGCATATTTAACCGCCTGCATACCGGCAAGAGCATCGGTGGAGGCATCAATAGCACCACCTGCATTTGCCATAGCCATAACAGCCGATTCACCAAGATCCTCCCACTTTGTTCCGAACAGAGCAACACCGATTTCATTCCGTTTAACTTCATCATCGATTGCGGCCAGAGCTGTCGTAACATCCTGAAACGCTGCCTTTGATGATTCTCCGCCTTTAGCAAAAGCAGCCATTGTCTTGCTTGAATTCAAGCCGAGAGCCGCAAAGGCCTCTTTGGTGGAATCGGAATTATCTATTGCTCTGATGCCGAACTCCTTCATCGCATCGTTCAAGTAGTCAATCTGATATGCACCGTCTTGCGCACCGGTGGCAATCATATTCATCATTTCTTCAGCTGTGAAGCCGAGATTTGAGTAATAAACACTGTACTCTGCGAGCTGATCGGCAAGGTCGTCGTTCTGATTAAGACCGTTTTGAGCTCCCTGTGCAATGAGATTGTAGGCCGTTTGAGCATCAACACCGAACTGTGTCATCAGTGCATCCGCACCACGAAGGCTCTCATTGAACTCCATATCGAAGGTATCCTGAAGGAGATAACCGCTTTCGACAACCTTCTGCATATCTTTTTCAGAAAGATTGCCCATCTGCTGATTAACAGCCTTCATCTTGTCTCCGATATCTTCGAAGCTCTCACCATAGTTGTTTGCATAAACACTCTTAAGAACATTTTCATATTCTTGGAGCTGTGTTTTGCTTAAATTCGTACCTGCGGCAAGGTCATTCATAGCCTTGTCCACAGAAACAGCAGATTTCACGGCCTGTGTTCCGAGAGCGACAGCGCCAGTAGCTGTGGCAGCCAGACCGGCGCCCATCACCTTACCCGATGCAACAACAGCTTTACCCGTGAACTCGCCTGCTTTTTTTATTCGGTTGAAATGTTTTTCAACCTTTGCTACCGAAGTGCCAAGGCTCTTTGCAACGGCACCGGCAATTTTTATTTCAAGCTCGTAGGCTTTACTACCTTTCTTTGCCATGAGCCTTTACCACCTCCTGATATCTTTCCGCAAGTTCGACAGCATCTTGGAGGCTGAGACGCTCAAAACAGAATTCGAAACTTGAGTTTGTCGCTCTGGATAAGCGCAAACAAAAGTCCGTAATTTCCTGCGGAGTGCTGTTTAATCGTCGTTTAAGAAAAAACCCGAAATAGCTCTCTTGATTTTATCGAGTTCTTTTGCAGGAAGAGCTTTAAAGAACTCAATAGGACGCTTCGTTACCATATGAGCAACAATGCAAGAATAGTTCGGGTCAAGTACGGCAGTCATAGCCACACTTCCGGTTTTTGAATACATACGCTGTGCAGAGCAAAGCTGTGCGCCTGTCATGTTTTCAACACCCGTAAGGTCAACCTCTGTATATGTTTTGCCTTCATATGTGAAAGGTTTTTTAAAGATAACGATAAGGTCGTTTTCTTCAATTTCTGCTTCTTCCGCAACAGTTTCTGTTTCTTTAGCAACGATTTCCTCCATGGGTTCGTCACATACGCTTGCGTTTTCGTTAATGATTTTGGCATTCATTTTGTTTTCCTCCTGAATTTATTTAACAAAGTGATCTGGTCTTTGCGAGCATGTCCTTGCCGTTTACACGGTAGATTGAGTTGAAAATATCAATTTCAAGGCGTTCTTTGCCGTCAATTTCGATTTTGATATATGCAATCGAGAATTTGAGAGATGAACCTGTGCCTTCGCCAATCTTGGCCTTGCCGGGATTGAAGTTCTTCACATCACCTCTTACAACAACACGCATACCGATTTCATCACGGCCGCCCTTACCGTCAGACACATCTACGCTTGCTCTCAAGGTAAGATCTGCATAAGTGAGCAGCGAAAGAAGGTCGAATGCATCATCATAAAGGGTACGGAACGGAATTTCCATTTCCATCTTTTCGAACATGCCTTTTACAGGGCTCTCGTAATCACCGAGAATACCGGGACCCGAAAGAGTCATAACCTTCTGAGCAATTTCGGGAAGTGTAACCTCATCCGAAAGGCCGAGAAGTTTATTGCCGGAATTGTAAACATTGAAATTTCCTATTTTTTCAGGAATAACATGTTTCATTATGAATTACCTCCTTCCAATGCACTCTGAATGGCATAAGGATCAAATTCAAGAACGAATTCAATATCCTCTGCCGGTGTGTAGGGTGTGAGATGAACATGGAAAGTGATTTTGCCATCGAGAATACTTGTGATAGGATTTTCATCCGGCTTGTATTCACATTTTGCAGCCGCGCAGATACCGCGAGCAACGAAGCTGTTACCTCTGATGTTTTCGGAGTCAACAATACTTTCAATGAGGCGGAAATTCATGGGATCGTCAACCTTCTGGAAATAGCTCAGAATGAGAGTGTTACCCCACCATGTGAACATTCTTCTGATGGCAATCCATCTGTCCTTGGGGTCAGTTGTTGAAGGATAAGCAGCTGTGTTATTACCCCAGCACTTATATCCGTTCATATTGAGGGCTGTTACGACACCGTAACTGTTAACAACGTTCGCCTGCTCCTGGTCAAGCACAACGTCTGTACCGTCTTCAAGACAGATGCCAGTAATACCCAGACTCTTGTTTGAAGGATACACATAAGGAATATCGTCATTGTTACCGTCTGTAAACGCCATGAGAGCACCGACAAGTGCAGACTTTGCGTAAATTTTGTCGCCTATTTTGGCACAAGGCCAGCAAGGGAATGACATAGGTGAATCAATGCCGAGATTTTCCTTAGCAACCTTAACATCAGAATACTTGAGTGCAGCTGTGGGAGCGGTCTTAGATGCATCAGCAGCATTAGAACCGATATCAAGAACACAGTTACAGCTGAAGCAACCGTTTATATTGGTACATTTTGCTTCGATAGCGGCAATGACGTTGGGGTCACTCGCCCAACCGGGAGCAAGAATAAGGCCGGGAGTAAGGCCGAACATAGGATAAATCTTATTGATACATTCGAGACCTGTCACATCGCCTGTTGAGAAATCGAGACCGCCGATGATGTCATCAGCTGTAACACCGTCAGGATTGAGGGCGGTAAACGATACTCTTACGGTATCATCACCTTTGATTGCGCCGTCGGCGAGAGCAGTTACGATTACATAACCGTCATCATCGAATGAAAGTATATAATCAGTGCCTTTTACATAAGTAGTAGCGCCGTCAGCTGACTTGACAGTAACCTTATCAAGGAGGATACCAAACGCATCCTTGCTTGAGGTGACTTTTCTCTCATATGTATTCGCAGGTACACTCTGGCCGACTTCATAGCCGGTAAGAGCTGTAAATGTATCGCCATCATCTTTGCTGAAATAGAACTTGTCATTACGGTAAACAGTGTCTCCTGTAATCACATACTCGTATTCAGCTTCTTTGATTACAGCTGTACCTTTCTTGAGCTTAAGCAAGTCTTCCGAAACTTCACGGACATGCTCGCTCTTGTTGGGGTCAAGCACGTTAATAAGAATGATGGGTGCAACGTTGAAAACTCTGAAGCACGCATCGATCGACTGACAGAGAGTGTACTTCTTGAAGTCGTCTGAATAACCTACGCTGGTTACCGCCTCTGCGAATGTGTTGCAGAGAACAGGTCTGTTTGCCATCTTATAAGGAGCCTCGCTCATATTGATAGGGGCTGTACCGAAGATGACCTGAAGACCGGCAGTCGCTTCAATAGGCGTTGTCAGAGAAGTGTCCTGCTCCCTAACGTATACACCGTGTTTATATGCCATTAACCTTCACCTCCGCCTTTGATGAAGTTTTCAGCTGTTTTATAGAAGACACTCATTGCACTGTGAGGGTCTCTGAGCTGTCTGTTTGTATCAGACAGAGCGTTTGTGGGAACAACGAGCGAACCCAGTGCAGGGCATTTATCGATGCGTTCCTGAAGTTCAGGAGGCAGAACGCCACCGATGAAGCTCGTGAAGCGGCGAACTACGCCGCGAATTGTGGGGCCGCAATAAACGACCGTTTCGTTTTTCTTCTTTTTCATGTGTAAAAAGAATCCTCCTTTGTAGTTCTTGGGGCGTAAAATTTCAAAAGAACGCCGCCATAATAATACGGATGAGGCTGTACGTCCTGAAGGGCAAACTGAAAAGAGTCCTGCACTTCAAAATTTCCGACATAAGGATCCTTACCGAACCTGTTTTCGAGTTTCTGAATAACTTTTAACAGGTCAAAATGACCCGAACGGTCTCTGCCGTTGTTATAAATACCTATAACCAAACCGACTTCAATCTCCATAGGACCGTTTCCTTTCCTTTCACCAGCCTGAACTTTGGTGATGATATAAGGAGGAAGATCGTTCTCATCGTCTTCATCGATTGATTGAGGCTTCGGAAGTTCCTGACTGAACACCTTGATTGTGCCTTTGTCGCCTTTCGGTTTTGATAACTCCAATGTCGATAAAGTTTCTTCAAGATCTTTGTTCAGAAGCAGTTGTAAATCTGTCGGAGTAAAGCCACTGTAATTGTTCGGATTTGTCATCACTTGATTCCCTTCATCAATTCTTTGTCAAGTTCTTCATATATGTGATTCCATAACATTTCCTGAATAACAGGCTGTACTTCTCCATATACCTCTGTTTCGTTGCCTAACATCTGTGGAATTGATGGTGACAACAGATTTTTAATGGGCAGTCGGTTTTTCGATGTTCTCTGAACAAGAGATTTATGACCGGAAGCAAACTGTGTTACAAACGCCCATCGGCCATCGACAAGAAGGTTCTTCATACCGCCGTGAGCTTTTACACGCGCTCTTGATTTCGGAGGTCTGTCTTTACCGGTCTTATATGTTGCCGGGGAGGTCTTGAATTTAAACAGTTCAATCGGTCCGCCTTTTGCCTTCAGAGTGGCAATAGGATCTCTTGGTGTCGCCTTATCGTGAGTCATTTCCTTCTTGAATGCAGCTGATTTGATTTCGTATGTTTCTCTTGCCTTTTCGGCCAGAAGTTTACGAGCTTCAACAGCGGTTGCATTCACGGCTTTTGACAAAACTTTCGGCGCCGATTTTTTCTTTGTTTCACCGAGAATAGTCATGATTTCTTTCATGGCTTTATCGCCATCAACCTGTATTTGAATCATGATGTATAAGCTCCCAAAGTAATCAGATAAATACCGTTTTCCTCTACTACTTTTTCAACGTTGTAGTTGTATTCACCATCGATAAGAAGCTCTCTGTCCACCTTTGGTCTTGCACCAAAATCTTCCACAGGGACAAGAATCAGAATCTCTCTCTTATAGATACCATCAGTATCCTTGGCGCCACTCGGATCACGCTTGGCAAGTTCAAGGTCGTCACTGAGTACCCTCATCTTTTTACCGTCAATAGTGTGGTAGTCACAAAATTCATCGGTATTAAAAAAGGTGTTGCCAATATCTTTCTGAAGCATTGATTTGAATTCGGAATCCATATTCTTGCCCCCTTAACCTTTATCAGCCGATTTTTACACGGACCGTGGCAGCTGATTCGTTGGCAGCTGATTCGGCCCAGCCACAAGGCACACCGCCTTCAGATGCTGATACGGTACCGTCTGCATAGTAGAGAGCCGCGCCCTGTTCAATTGCACCGTTGCCCTTGGGCATAGCATATACACCGACAACGTGTACGGTACCGATACAGCCTGCGTTGATAGCTGCGCCGACAACACCAACTCTTGTGTCGCCGATGCTTACGATTTCGCCTGTTTCGAGAGTGGCGTCTGTTGAGTTAAGAAACTCGATGGATTCGCCTCTGTTACTGTAAATAGCTTTTGCCATTATGGTTTACCTCCTTCGTCAAATTAAACATTGAGGGGATTTACGATTGTTTCACCGGGATTCTTGATGAACGCACGGAAGTCGATGGGGTTAACCTTCCAGTCATGCCATACATCCCACTGAACGCCGAGAGTGCCGACCTTTTCAGAACGTCTGCTTGTGGGCATTTCGTTGCCGTTGAGATAGTCGACCTGAAGACCCACATTCATAATAGGATCAGCGCCAAGGAACCAGGGAACGGCTTTACCTGCAGCGAGCTGATTAAGAACAGGGCTCTCAATGTGAATAAGGTCAGAACCGTAAAGCGGGTTGATGTCGTTGTTTGATGTGCCGGGAAGATGCTGAGAGTGAAGGATTGTCTTCATAGCATACTTGTAACCGGTACCTGTTACGATAAACTTGGGCTGCCAGAGAATGGGATTATCGTTGTGGTCTTTCTGCTGCTGACCTACATAGGTAGCACGCTCGATTGACTCAACAGAAGGCGCACATCCTGTTGTCATAAGATTCTTGTGGTCTGCTGAGAAGAAGGCCTTACCGTCAGCGAACTTAACGTTGTTAACGAGTGCACGGTAAACTTCGAGTTCAATTGTCATCTTGTCTGCCTTAACAAATGCACCGGGAATCTTGCTGAAGAAACCGACGTCATCGTTGATGAACATTTCTCTTGTGAACACATAGCTCTTACCGCGTGTTTCGAGTGAACGCTTGGGAAGCTTGGTTGTATCAATGCTGTCGGCCTTGAGCTCGCCGCCTTCCTTTACAACCTCGAATTCGCTGAACTGACCGAGAAGGTATTCGTTTGCTTTGGATTCCTTAAAGTCAGTAAGTGTACCCTTAGAGGTAATGTGCTGATATGTAGTGGGAATTGTCGGCCAAAGCTCAACAAAAGCCTTGTTGAAGCTGGTATCAACAATAGCACTGATAGCACTTGAAGGAGTCATAAATGAACGAAGGAAAAGATCATCATCGGTCATTCTTCTGAGATCTCTTTCGCTCTGGCCTTCACGAGCAAGAACTTCAATAGCAAGATCTCTGAAGGACATGCTGCGGAATTCATTTGCGCCGTCTGCAGGCTTATTGAGTGTGATACCAGATCTGAGAAGGATTGCATCAGAAGCGGCTGCTCTGAACTTATCGCCTTCATCCTGTGTAACGCCGACACCGTGAGGAAGCTGACCTTTCTTCATAGAATCAAGGATAGCTGCTCTTGCGGTATCAACAGTTGACTGGGGGTCATTAATAAATGCGGAAGGATCGTAATTGAATTCACGGCATATGCTTGTGATGTCGGAGATTCTCTGTCTTTCTGCATCAGCAGCTGCCGTTCTTGCAGCAGTGTCATCAGGCTCATCAACATCATTAAGCATGGTAATGTTTGCCTGAAGAATGTCCCACTGTCTCTGTTCGTCGTCAGTGAGGTTTGCATTGCCGGCGGCTCTGGATGCTTCTGTGATAGAGCGCTGCTGAGCAATCAGTTTGTTTTTCATTTCTGTTTTTGTCAATTTTGTTTCCTCCTTTAGGAAAGATTTTGATTTATCTGGGTTAAGCACTCTGAAATAGAAAGCGTTTTTACCGTTTCAGGTGCTTCCTCAGCATCGAATGAACGGCCAACACCGACCGTCGGGTCGGCAGGCACAGAAACGATTGAAATTTCAAGAGGAGTCCATTTTCTTGCGATACTGCAAGGTCCGGTATATTTACCGTCTGCACTGGTTTTGCCGGCGGCAACATCCTCCCAAGCATCAACCGTATAGCGAACACTCGTCGCCTTAAGAGTGCCGCTTTTAACCTTCTGATGGATAAGCTCTGCCGCTTCATCGGAATCAAAGCTGACTTTTGCCATACCTCTGTTACCGGAGAGCCACGCACTGTGAATAGGTCCGCAAACATATCCTGTCATATGGTTGAACAGGAGCACGCCGATTTCATTAAGACGGGAAAGGTCAATCGCACCGGGAGAATGGTCGAGAATCTCCGTTCCGAACCAACGAGTGTACGGTTCTTCTGAACTGAAGCTTAATTCAAAAGTACGGTCTTCTCCTTCGACCTCACGGATGCCATCAAAAGTGATGCATCTGCATCCGATGTTCTTATTCTTCTCCTGTTCCGCCTTCGTCTTCGGTTTGAGGTTTGCTTCCCTCATCAGGCGTTCCATCCTGCTTTCCCCCGTCGCCATTTCCGTTTTCGTCAGCAGGTTCAGGGGGTTCTGTTTCTGATTTTGGGGCATTAAATACACCTCCTATCTGCACGCCCTTTGAGGCGGCGTATTCATTGATACGAGCCCTTTCGTCAATGACATCCTTCCAATCTCTGCCGTTTTCGGCACAGACTTCTGCGAATGTCTTCTGACCGGACTCCATAGCAATCTTTGTAGCATTTACTTCCTTAACCGGATCTATCCAAGACTTCGGAGAGGTGATCCATTCATGCTTGAGATAACCGATTTTCTTGGAATGATCATCAAAGAAGCCGGGCATATGGAATACACCAGCGAGGATTCCCGAAATAATGAAAGCTTCATACACTTCGGTCATAACCTCCTGAATAAGCTCCGCATCCTCTGCAAACGCCAAATCATCTTCGATGATGCTCTGACGAGCTGACGAATAATTAACTCCCGTCATATCACGGCTGACCGCTTCATAGCTCAAACCGTGTCCGGCAGAAATAAGGCGCTGTTCAATACCCAGCATTCCGTTGGCTTCACCGTAAGAACCTTTCGGATCAACAACCTGTATTTCATCACCGGGATTCAGCTCCTGAATCATTCCGGGAGCGAGCATCTTTCCGCTGTATTCCAATCTCTTCTCATTTGCAGAAGCATTGGGAGTAGGACCTCTGCCTACACCGACAGGAATACCTGCTTGTCTTTTTACAAAGACAGCAAGACAAGCGGCGATTCTTTCCTTGACCGATACAGCTGTGATGAATTCGTTGGCATCACGGATTCTGTTAATGCTTTGAGAAAAGTCAGAAACCTCTCTTATCTGTGAAGGTCGAGTCTTCTGCCAAAGGAAGATAATTCTGTCAGCCTTGTAGTAAACAGGCTCGTTAAGCTGGAATCCGTCAAGGTTATATTTCTGTATCCAGTAACCAACCGGACGGTTGAACTCCGTCAGCTCGATACCGTCAATGACCTTGTTGCCTTTATGTTTCGGTGCGTGCCAGTAATCACACAGCTCGTCCACTTCGAGAGCCTGAAGCTGAAGAGGAATCTTGTTCTTGCCTGAATAGCATTTGAGGAACAAAATACCGCCGTCAATCTTCTTTCTCTGCACGGCCATTCTCATCATGGCCGTAAAGGACTGCTGACCGGTTACATCGCAATTGAACTTCCTTGTCCACTCTTCCCACTCTTTTTCAATCAAATCATTGAGAGCGTCGTTCGAAGTCTGAGGACGAAGTTTGAAACCGTATCCGATAACATTTCTTTTAAATGCGTGAGTGATACTGTTGGCGATGTCACTGTTTCTCTCAAGATCACGTGCACGTGCACGAATAATATCTCTGGCCGGTCTGTCCGTATATTCGGCAGGCTCGTTTGTGGCCGGCCACATAGAATTGGAACGACCTTTACCGGCAGCATCATAGCTGCGCATCGCATTGAGCTCCTGTCGCCATGCTTCTCTTTTGTAGGCTCTCTCAGGAGATATGAAGGCAATGAGAGAATCGAGAGGATTTATCTTCTTTTCTTTCTCCAACCTTTTTTACCTCCCTTCGAAAAAAGCTACACAACAACCACCGAAGAGCGGAGAATCATTTGCTTCAGCTGCAATCTGGGCTTCAAGATCTTTTTTCATATTTCTGAGTTCGGTAAGGTTTGCCCTTGTAAGGCTTCGACTGCCGATAGTGTATGACTGCCCGGTTGTTGTGATTGCAACAATCGCTTCATTAACCTTCTTCAAAAGGTCCTTGTTCGAGTAACCCTCTATTGCTGACATAATGCTTCCTCCCTTCTTTGTAGTAATTTTTGAGATGATGTCCCGTTGTGAGACAATCATGTTTCATGTTGTTCAAGAGCTTAATATCGCGTTTGAGAAGATAAGCAGTCTGAAGGTCACCTTTTCGTTTCGCAACTTTAAGCTCCTGTTTTTTGCGATTGATTATTGATTTAAGATTCTCTGCGCTGGTCAAATATTCTTCACCGAGTTCTTCAAGTTTCTTCATTACCATTCACTCCAAAGTCCGAATGTATCATTTCTCTCGACAAGGTTCTTATATGAAAGAGAAACTTCTATATCATCGTTGATAATCTCGGCAAATTTCTCAGGGCACTCAATAGTCAAATGACTATATCCTTTATTAACAACATTTAATTGAATGTTTCCCGCTTTCGTGTTGCAAGCTGTAAGATGGATATGGTCGCCCGGAACAAGACCATTGATGCACAACGTAATACGTCTGTTGAAACTCCACATTTCTTTTTTGATGACGAAGTTGGAATACCATGATGTACCTGTTCGTATTTTCCACAATTCCTTTTTATCGTCATAAACATACGAGCCGGAAGGATGATAATTGATCGGCAAGTAGTCAAGAAAAACGCCTTCAAATTTTTCAGCATTGTTGGTTTCCTGACACATGACATCTATAAGAGTCGGCCACGCATGAGAAGGCCAGTCGATATGCTCAACCTTTGCGCCGTCTTTAATTAAAACGAAGCTGTTTTCTTCAAGCACATCGGTAGTAGCCCACGAGTAAACAAAGGTGCCATCCCAACCATGAGGACTGAATGTAATAACCCAAGCATTGAATGTTTCATCAAAATACCTCTCAATCACATAATGTTTACCGTCATGCGTCGAGAATGTTGCTGATGCTCTGATGCTCTTATCCTCGTTTTCATCCGGTTCGGGAATGTGAGACTGCCAAATGTAAACAATCGGATAAACAACAGATGTTTCAGGAATAAGGCTTGAATAATTCGGTATATCACCGGGTGTCAGATAATTTCCTTCCGAGTACTTCACGAATGCTTTGTCACCGTTTCTTGTACCAGGACGCAAATCAACGAACACCATACGTTTTGTAAGTGAGCCGCTTTCAACATCAATAGTCTCTGTTCCGATATCGTGCGACGATAATTCCCAATATGATTCAACGGTAAAATCCGCACAGTTTCTTGTCATCCTGTGAAACCATGTAGCGTAATCAAGAACAGGCTCATCATTTATGGTGAGATTACCGTTCTCTCCCACATCAAGAGATTCTGTGAGAGTTTCCAATGAGGAAACCTGTTCAGAAAGTTCAGCGACCTGAACACCAATGCTTGCGGCAAGTTCGGCCAAGAACATATCAAAATCATTTTTGTCAATGGGAAGCTCTTCATCATCATAGATGTTATCGCCACCTGCACCGGCTCCTGTGTTGTTCACAAACACCATATTTGTAGAAACGGTTGAACCGTCTTCGTATGCTGCCAATGTTCCAACAAAAACCTTGGAGAAAGGTGTGCTTAAAATCTTTCCGGGAATAAGGCATTCACCGTCTTTATTGATTACGGCAGGAAGTGCCTTTTTTAATCCTCTTGGGGTAACAGCCTTAAACATCGCAATCTTTCTTGCACCCTTCCATACAGGATCCGATTCAGAAAAGATAAAATTGACATTTATTGAATTGTCATTTCCGCTGGGCAAATCAGCAGTCTTCAAAAGAGTAGCTTTTCTGCCCGAAATTGAAACTGTTATCATACATCTCCCTCCTTTCTATAACCATGATTCTCCGACCGACAGCCAATCGCCTGATGAAAGCCAATTGTTTTCTTCTGGGGTTGAAGTAGGTTCTGATGTTGGAGATTGAGATTCTTCTTCGATATTGGAAAGGTGAATCGAGCGGACATTGTTCATATCAGCTGCCGCCATCGCATAAACCTCACAGTCGAGATAGTGGTTGGCGCCGTGGCTTTTCTTCTGAACCCACACTGATTTCTCGCGACCTCTTTTATCACGAGTAACAACGAGATGTTCAGCGGTTACCTGTTCGGCATATTCACGGCCACAACCTTTAAAGACCATCCACGATTTCGGTCCGTTCTCCAACCTCATCCTGGATGCGATAAGATTCTTATACTTACCGCCATCAACGATTATCAGCTGCATACCGTGAGCTTTTGAATAAGATTTGTTGACCGTACTGATTTTGTAATGATCATTCATATCTGACTTACCCTTGCACGGAAACGCCCATTCACTGTGCTCGGCGCAGAAATTATATACATCATCGGTCTGGTCACCGGAGTCAATAAAAGCGAGAGTGGTTACCATCGGAGTTCCGCCGTCTTCTCTCTCGTATTGAAGGTTCAAAACTTTTTCAAGAGCTTGCCACGAATGGACCTGTCCTCTCGTCACAAGCTGTGAGGTTATAAAATCACCGAATGCTCGGATAACATAGTAGATACAGTTTTCCTGAACATCGGCGCCGGCAGTCAGAAATTTTGCCCAACTCGGGACAATGAATTCTTCAAGCTCGGTCTGACGATCCATAACAAGATCGGCGCTTGTTTTGAGTTTCGTATCCTCCCAAGGCTCAGCGAGCCATGAGTTTGTGAAATTATGCAGCTTATCCGGGTCGTCTTTTGCGTCCATGAAAGCTTTAGCGATTTCAGCAAAGGTCGTAAACGGGCTGTACAATGTGTTCAGCCAGAATGCAACCGAACGAGCGACCTTTGTTGATTCCTTAACAGCTCTCCATTCGCCCTTTTGGAGCATTGACGGTTTATCCCTGTCGTGAATAACTGCACCGCACTCCTGGCAACAATAAAATGCTTCTGCTGCACGGTCAGCGTGACTCATGCCGGTCTCTTTTCCCGGCCATTTAATTTGCACAAAAAACAATTCGATAAACTCGCCACAATGAGGACAAGGAACAAAATAGTGCTTTATGGTATCAGCTGATTCCATAGACTTCCAAATGTGTCCGGTGCGTGTTGTTGGAGTAGAACACTCATATATTTTTCGGCCACGGAAGGTCTTGGTTCGTTCTTTTGCAAGTGAAACGGGGTCAGCTTCTTTTTGTCCTGCAGAAGGATATTTATCAACCTCATCCAGGAACAGATACTTGATGGGTTTCGATGCAAGTCCACTCGGAGAGTTTGAGCCGGCTATGGATATGTACATATTGTCGAACTGTAACTCGTCCTTCTGGCTTTCATTCTTGAGATAATGCTTTGCCAGTTCAGGCGAACCTTCGAACATAGGTTGCAAACGGTTTTCACTTGTCTCCTCACCGAGATCATCGGTCGGATAAACCACCATTGTCGGCGAAGGATCCTGAGCGACTATGTATGCAAGCATGTTCTGCATGGCTTCGGTGCCGCCTACCTGCGTTGGTTTGACAAAAGTAATCTCCTCTGTCTCATAGTTGTTGAACTCATCCATGATTCCAACGAGGTAAGGTGTTATCTGGTTTCTCCACAGACCAGGCATTGCAGATGATTTGGAATCCAGCAGTCTGTATTTTTCAGACCACTCAGAAACAGTAAGGTCGTCAGGCGGCTTCAGAGCCGATAATGCTTCGACAATGTAACTGGGTGCTGAATATTTCCCGACCTTGAACTCATTCAGTGCCATCGACCGAACCACCTTCCAGTCCTGCAACGTAGAAGGAACGAAGCATCTGACTTACCTCCTGCCGCATATCCTGTTCAATGCCTCTTGCCACCAAAGGTTCAACATAGCCACCTATCAAGCCTCCGACTCGGCTTGGTATGGCCATGGCAAACTTTTTGAAGGTAGTAAAGAAACGTTGATAGTCCTTCTTGACTTCATCAATTGTGATATATTTACCTAATGCAATGTCAGTTCGAAGCTGATGAAGCTGACCTTGAGACTGTTTGAGTTCGATTTCTGCTTCCAGCTTATCAGCCTTCAGCTTGTCGACTCTGTTTTTCTCGGTCTTCCGCTCGACTTCAGCTACCGTGTGTGAAATGTAAGCCTGAACACAGACACTCAGGTCATATGTTTTCGCCTTTCCGCGTGTGCCAACACTCTTGAAAAGTTCACTTTGAGTAAGCCTCTGAGCTGTACGGAGTGATACACCGATTATGTTGGCGAGCTCACCAATGGTAACCTCGTTATTTGGCGGAGAAACTTTATCCGCATTTTGTTCACTTTTCTTTGTTTTTGGCACTTTTTTCACCTCCGGTATAGCTTTTGTGTCCCGCCAAGTGAAATTTTTTTTAATTTTTTTAGGGGAAACTCCTGAAATTCACTTGCCCCGCAAGAAAAATGCGATTTTACAGTACCTTTTTGTTTCACAAAAGAAATAAGGCCGGCTACCAACGGATAACCGGCCTCACTCTTTGCGGAAGATGATCAAATGACTGGAAAAACCAAACTCACAAGCGGATGGGACAATGTGAAACAAACGCACACAATGAGGTGTGTACCGTAACAAAAGGAAGTCGAGAGCATCGTATGTGTCCGCCTGTCCACACATAACATATTAAAGTCTATATTAGTACGATTAAATGGTAATTAAATATGTTCTTGTAAGATTGTGTATGTTTCTGTACGATTGTGTGATAGTCGCCTATGTTCCGCACTTTTGAGCGGGGTGTTCCGCACTGTATTCCACACCTTTACAGCCAGAAAACCCTTGAAAAATAAAGAAGTCCGCACTTTCCGCACTATTTCAGCGGGATATGCGGACACTATTATTTCGATATAACAATTACCTGAATTTCACGCATGATATATATAACACATTAGGTGCGGAATATGCGGAATGTATGGTTCTATTTATTATTTATTTTAATTATAATATTTTAAATATTAATAAAAGAGATATATTAATTTTCTATTCCGCACTTTTTTCCGCACTTTTTCCAGCTTATCAAAAAACTGCGGACACAAAAAAAGAGCGTACCGGTTAAGGTACGCCCTCTGAAGCGGCTTACGCCTTATTAATTTTGTAAAGAATTATTGCACTGACGGCCTTGACGAGCTGTTCAATATCAACATGGGTGTAAACCCTCTCTGTGACATCTTTGCCTCTTGAATGACCCATCAAACGTTTAACAAGAAGTTCATCAACCCCCTGCTTATAACAGGCCGAAGCGAACGTGTGTCTTGTAACATGCGGTGTGAACTGCTCGCCCTTCGAATCCAGAATGCCGAGCTTCTCCATCAGAGGCGTAAACATTTCTCTTCTGAAATAGTTCGGAGTGACCGGCACAAGCACAGTGTATTTGTTGGGTTCTCTTCCGCGCAATTCTTCCCTACACACGAGCTGAGGTCCGTTCATCGCAAGGAGTTCGTCAACATATTTCTGGGCCTTCGGATGCACAGGAACGATTCTGTTTCTGCCTGCATCGGTCTTCAAGCCGCCTTTGAAATATTTGTCTATAGGGTCGTAGTCTTCAATTTTGAGGCTTAAGAACTCGCCGATTCGCCAGCCAGTATAGCACAATATCAAAGTGAGCTTTGCTGCATAGTTGCCTTCTTCGGCAGCCTGTTCAATAGCCTTAATTTGGTCTTCGGTAAAAGTCTCTTTTTCTTCGACTTCGTTCGGAGGAAGAGAAATATAATCTGCGTAGTTCTTTTCAATAATATCATACTGCATAGCATAGTCTTCAAGCAAGCTTGCAAGCACTTTGACATTATGCATAGAGGAATATGACATGTTGGATTTTTTCATAACATCAATAATCGTCTGAAAATGACCGGTGCGAATGACACTGACTTTGAGACCATGCAAGTCAGCCATCTGTTTCCAAGCTGCACGGTAGCAGTCAGCTGTACTCTTACGGATTTCTTCATATTTTCTTTCGCTCCACTCGTCATAAAGCTCTGTCAAAGTGAAATTGTCTTTTGTGCCTCTGTTTCTGAGCCACTTGTTTAACACCCTTTCAGCTTCTTCGTATGTCTCATAATAGCCAAGAGATATTCGTTTTTTCTCACCATTCACATTAACATGAGGGGTTTCCGCATGCCATGGTTTTGTACGATTACCTGTTTTGATTGGTCTAACTGAGCCTTTGCCGTTAGGTCTTCTTTTCATAAATAAAATACCTCCATAAATAAAATACTTGATTTTTATGGAGCATTTTGGTACAATGAGTATACCAAAGCACTCCATTGAGATTTCGCGGTCTCCTTTGGATGAGTTATTGTGTTTTGGGTGCTTGTTCGACAGTCGAAGGTGGTGCTTCGGCTGTCTTTTTTTATGCCTATTTTTACGATTTATCGCATTTTCTTACGATTTATCGTATTTTTTTACGTTTTTGAAAGCCAAGCTGACATACTGTAGGTAGAAGACAATTCATGCGTCATTCTTTTCGCACTTCTTACACTTGCGATATCCGGCCGCTTTTGCTTCTTCTTCGAGCATAAATATCGGGCTCTCGTAACTGTAGCTGCACATGCCGTCCGTATGATACACCTTACTGCCGGGATAAATCATTACCGAGCCGGGAGCAGGTGGAGTATACGCAGGCGGAGTATATTCACTTGTTACGGACGTCTTCTGTTTTCGACCGAGAATAATCAAAACGGCGCCGATGATAAAGAACACACTCGCAACGAGCAGGGACTGTCCGAAGCTTGTACCGTTGTCGGCCGACTGAGTAATTATAATTGATATAATACCAAATATAATAACGCCAACACCGACCTTTGATTTGGTTGACTTAAACATTCTTACCCTCCTTTCTTTCGTAACATTCAACGCCCCAAGACTTTATCATAGAGATGAGAAGTTCTTTCTGGGTGTCAGTAAGGAAACATTTAAATTGAAGATCCTGCTTTCGCTCAATCTTGATTGAAAAACTGTCTCTTAACTCTTCCCATTGTTCTTCTGTATAGGACAATCCAGTATCCAAATCTATAATTTCATCATCGAAACCGATAGTAGTTTGCGAAACATTATCATCCCACCCAAGCAGATAACCGTGACTAACCTTGAGTGCGGCCGCAAAGGAATCAATTTTAGAATGTGGAATGTCATTCTCGCCGATTTCAATCTTATAAATTGAAGACCTGGATTTGTAACCTAATTTTTTTGCAAGTTCATCTTGACTCATGCCGAGTTCTTCTCGTCTCTTTTTTATAATTTCGCCTATATTGTATGTTGCCATTGCTGTTCACCTCACTAATAAAATACCACATTGTAGATAAAAAGTCAACAATTATTGAATTTTTTTCAAAAAAATGTTGACAAACGTTCTACAACATGATATTATACGGTTGTAGATTTGAAATCCACAGATTAAAACATCGAACGAAAGGAGGAAATGTCTATGTGCCGCAAACAGAAAATCATTGTAGATACGGTTCTTCTTGAAAAAGCAATATCGGATAGTGGTCTTAAGAAGAAAAAGATTGCAGAAAGATTAGGATTAAGTACATATGGTCTTTCCAAGAAGATACAAAACGAAACAGAATTTCTTGCGACAGAAATAGTTCTTATATGCGAAATGCTTCATCTCTCTCCTGAGATGAGAGAACTCATTTTTTTTACTCTGCGTGTAGATTTATAATCCACAAGCACCCACACACCAACACACCAATAACTTATACAAAGGAGTTTTATTATGGAAAAATTTTATTTCACCTACGGACAAAGCGAATCATTCCCGTTTCAGGACGGATGGACAGAAGTTTATGCAGAGAATATGGGACAAGCACAGGCTCTGTTCAGAGCGGTTCACCCTGACAAGATACCCGGAATCCTTAACTGTTCGTTTGCCTACACAGAAGAGCAGTTCAAAAAAGGCGATATTTACAAGAAGGGACACAATTACGGTAAGGCTTGCCACGAGGTTATCGGCCGTTTTGAATCTCCCAGAAAAATTCTTGACCAAATGCTTGATTTGATAAAAATAGTCGCAGCCGAGAAAAACAAAGAAATGTTTGAAACTGGTATGGGACAGTATTTCGGCGCAATATCATATGCACGACTTATCAATATGATCTCTGACGAGGAAAGTGATGAGAGATTGTCCAAATTGTATTTTGAACTCACCGGCAAAGATACTCTCCCCAAAATCAAAAAATGCTGCTTTTGTGGTGAACCCATTCCGAATACTGTTCATCAACACAATGCTATGCCGATTAAAGACGACATCTGCTGTCTGAAATGTAACATAACTATTGTTGCGCCTGCGAGAGCTCGTCTTGCGAAAGGGGGTCTTATATGATGACTGATTCCGAAATCCTCGCAATGAAGAAGGTTTCGACAGCACAGGCCGCCAGATACTTAGGCATGGATGACGTTACATTGAGGCTCGGTCTTCAGAGCGGTGAGCTACCGTTCGGCACGGCCTTCAAAGGTACCAGAGACGGATATGTATACGACATCAGACCGGAAGCTCTTGTTCACTACAAGCACCACGGCAAGGGAATTTCCTACACCTTACTCGCAACTGAAATAAGCACTCAAATAATCAATACACTCAAAGACATTGGAGGCATACATATATGAGAAAAATATTAACTCTCCCACTTTTTTTATTCGCGTTCATTTTCGGTGATTACTTCGAATGGTATGAAACCGTGATGATATTGGTAGTAGCTTTGGCACTCGCCTTCGAACCTGAACTCATCAAGTTTGAAAACTGGCTATTCCCGCATATTAAGAAGAGCTTTCGCCACTACTTGGCCAAGAAGGTTCGCAGTTCAAAAGTCCTTATGAGATGGATTAACAATCCCGGCACCACACTTTATGAGGCTTTTACCGATTCCTTCAACAAAATACCCGTTGAGGTAAGAACATCGTGGCGCAACTCGATAGAGAGGGGTGATTACAGTGCCTGACAGATGTTTTGCACTCACAGATAAGGGCTTCTGCTCCTGCATCAGAGTGAAGGTCTGTCCGGGAAAAGAAAACTGTCGTTTCTACAAATCCGAACAACAAGCCGATGAAGACCTCATCAAATCTTACCAAAGGCTTTGCAAGCTTCCGATGGAAGTGCAGAAAGCAATAGCCGAACACTATTATAACGGCGTGCACCGCTGGAGCATGGAGCTCTATCGCCGAAGAAAATTAAAAGAAATGGAGAACAAGCACAATGACAAATAACACAACAACAATGACAGTTAAACTCACATTCACAGAAGATGTCCTTGGAACCGCTAATTCAAATCCCGATATACATAGGGAATATATCGCATCAAAAGCACCCGATGCACCTACCACCGCCGAAGAAGTTGAAGCTCTCGGTGTTGATCAGGTGATTGAGAAAGCAATGACCATCTTCCCCAAAAACGAAGACGGCATCCCCTTCCTCTACGATTATCAGATTAAGGGTATGTTTAAGGATGCCGCCGGTATGCTTACCCGTGTACCCGGCACAGAAAGCAAGAAAATCAAAGCCTACAAGAAGGTTATCGACGGTGTTATATTCGTTGAGCCTCGTAAAATACCGTTTGAGCTTTCGGGTCCCATCGGTAACTGTCAGCGTCCTCTGAGAGCATCCACTCCTCAGGGCGACAGGGTGGCTCTCGCCGACAGTGAATCCGTTCCTGCCGGCAGTACGATTACATTCACAATTATTCTTCTCAGCAAAGAGCATAAAGACGCCGTTAAAGAATGGCTCGACTACGGAGCCCTTCGCGGAATCGGTCAGTGGAGAAACTCCGGTAAAGGTCGCTTCACTTGGGAAGAAGTTGAATAAATAGCTATGGCAAGGCGCCGCTTCGAGTTGCACCGCGCTGCGAAGGCATAGATACGCGAAGCATTGCTGGGGATGAGCCACACACCGTCAGCAGAGCAATGGCGAAGCAAAACCTGGTTCGCTTTGCGAAGGAACGGCATAGTGGAGTGCTGCAAGCATGGGCAGAGCAATGGCGTAGCTAAGCTCAGATGCGCAAAGAACAGCAAGGGAGTGGTTTTGTATTGCTGGGTATGGCCAAGCAAGGGCATGGCGAGACGAACTCCGAAACGCTGAGCACAGCGTGCGTTTTATGTTTCTGTAAATCGCACGCGTGTGTTCATCCGTACATTTTGCAACGGAATAGAGGTGCTGAGCATTGAAACGCAAAGGAAATGCCCCTCGAAATATCGAATAGCAAAGCAAAGGCTATGAATGGCCCAGTACATCAACGAGAGGCAAAGCTATGGAATAGCGACGCGGAGAATTGTCAAGCAATGGAAGAGCAACGTAATGTAAAGTGGTGCAAAGGCGGCGCGTGGCGGTGATTCGCAGAGAACAGCAAAGGCAGAGTTTAGCAGCGCGAAGCACAGCAAAGAAACCCCAATTTATATTCAGAAAGGATATCACAACAATGAGTTTAAGAAAAATCAAAAGAAATATGGCCCGTAAACAGCTTGAGGCGGAAGGCCGCCGCCGTATTAATAAAAATGAAAAGAACCCCTACGGTACGAGCAAGCTGGCTTCGGACTTCTCCTACGACTGGAAGACTGCTCTGGCTCGCAGAGTAAAGCACGGTGCAGCTCTTAATGAGCAGAAGAAAGCGAGGGCGAGATAATGGCAAACATTATGGGAGACAATCTTCACAAGCTCGCTGACGGTGAATCTCTCGCACAGTACCGTGATTCAGAGTATCTGGGTTCCATCGATATCGAACCGGACAAAGAGCCTATCGTCACTATCGAAGGTATCTATCACGGTAAGGTCACACTTGCCGGCAGAAAACAGGACAAGGGTGTAGTCAATTTCGTTGAGAAATCCGTTCCCGGTCTTAAAACCGTAAGACCCCTTGTTCTCAATGCAACAACTCTCGGAACTCTTAACAAATTGTTCGGAGGCACAGAACCCCGTCACCTTGTAGGCAGAAAAATCCAGCTGTATGTTGACCACAACGTTCGTGATCCTCAGAACGGCGGCACCACAGACGGTGTTCGCATCAGGCCACGTGCTCCCAAGGGCATTGAACAGAAGTGTGCTGATTGTATGAAGGTTGTCGGACCTGCACACGGTATGTCGGCCGAAAGAGTTGCCGAACACACCAAGAAGACTCACGGAAGAATACTCTGCGCAGAATGCGGAGCAAAAGCAAAGGCTGAAAAAGAAGCCGCAAAAACAGAAGGAGATGCATTAAATGAGAATAACGAAACTCAGAATTAAAAATGTTTTCGGTATAAGAGAATTAGAGCTCGACGGCAAAGACGTTGAGCTTATCGGCACTAATGGTGCCGGCAAGAGCTCTGTTATTGACGCTATCAGAACCGCTCTCACAAACAAGAGCAACAGACCCTACATTCTCCGCAACGGTGAGAATGAGGGCGAAATCTATGTAGAGACCGACACCGGACTTGTCATCAACAGAAAGAAGAGAACCGATCAGGCAGATTATAAATCAGTCAAGAACGGTTCAGAGGTTATCACCAGTCCCGAAAGCTTCCTGAGTACGCTGTTTACTCCTCTTCAGCTCAATCCCGTATCTTTTATTCAGATGAGCGAAAAAGAACAGAATCAGGCAATCCTTGACCTCATCGAATTCGCTTGGGATATTTCTTGGATTATAAAACAGTTCGGAGAAGTTCCTCGTGATGTTGACTATGACCAGAATATTCTTCAGGTTCTTCACGACATTCAGTCTGAGAACGGCTACTATTTCAAGCACCGTCAGGATATCAACAGAGACATCAAAAGCAAAACGGCGCAGGCTGAAGGTCTGGCATCAGGCATTCCTGCAAGGTTCGATGCCGCACACTGGGAATCGTTTGATTTGTCGGCAAAATACAGAGAGCTGGCAGAGGGACAAGATATCAATGGCAAAATTGCAAGAGCAAAAATGTTCCATGACAGTTACAACGATAAGGTAAGAGGTATTGACGGCAAGAGAGAAATTGCTGTGAGTGCTCTCCGCTCTGAAACGGAATCTGAACGCAACACTCTCAACAGTACTATTTCAAGACTTGAAGCCGAAATTAAAGCGGCCAAGGAAAAGCTCGCAGGACTGGATGCACGACTTGACGAGAAAATCGCTGTTGTGGATGCCCAGCGTGAAGCCGATATAGCAAAACTTGATAAAGATATGGGTACCGCATCGGACTATATGAGCAGAACTCCCGTTGACACCAAGTCTATCCAGGCTGATATTGACACTGCCGAAGAGATGAAGAAGAAGCTCTACGATTACAACAGAATGGTTGCTCTTCAGGACGAAGTTGAAAAGCTTACAGCCGAAAGCGACGAACTTACCGCAAAAATTGACCTTGCCAGAAAGCTGCCCGGTGTAATTCTTGAATCAGCCAAACTCCCCGTTGAAGGTCTCTCCGTCGTTGACGGTGTTCCTCTGGTTAACGGTCTTCCCATTCGTAACCTTTCTGAAGGCGAAATGCTTGACCTCTGTGTTAACGTTGCTCTTTCAAAACCCAACGGCATCCAGCTCATTCTCATTGATGGTGCAGAAAAGCTCAGCGAAGTCAACCGTCGGCATCTCTACGAAAAGTGCAAAGAGAAAGGCGTTCAGGTTATCGCATCGAGAACAACCGACGATCCTGATCTGTTGGTGACTGCATTATGAAACTGACGGCCGAAAATTATTATTCGGTCGAGGCTCAAAAACATTATATGGGTTACAGCCAGTTCAAGGATTTCAGCGAATGCGAATACAAGGCTATGGCAATTATAAACGGCGATTACCAACAGAAGCAAACAGATGCAATGCTTCTCGGAAGCTTTGTTGATGCTCACTTCGAAGGTAATCTCCGTTTGTTCAAATCACAGCACCCGGACTACAAGAGAATCAAAGCCAAAGCTGAAAAGATGATCAGCTGCGTTGAGGATGACGAGTTGATGATGAAATATATGAGTGGTCAGAAGCAGGTTATTATGACCGGCATAATTGAGGGAATTCCCATCAAAATCAAAATTGACTCGTTTCATCCCGGCAAGGCAATCGTTGATTTCAAGACAACCAAGAATTTTGAGCCTCTTTTCGTTAAAGAAAAAGGTGTAGTCTCTTGGATTGAAGCTTGGATGTACGATATGCAGGCGGCTGTTTATCAGGAGATCGTTTTTCAAAACACAGGTAGACGGCTTCCCTGCTATATCGAAGCAGTTACCAAAGAGGATGTTCCGGACAAAGATCTCATCCTTCTTCCTCAATCGCTCCTGGATTCGAATTTGACCATCTTCAAAGCCGATGCACCCAGATATCAGCTGATCAAGGAAGGCAAGCTTGAACCGATAAGATGCGGACACTGTGATCCCTGTAAATACACCAAAAAACTCGACAGAATAACAAAATATGAGGAGTTGATTCTTTCTGCTTAACTGTGCAGTAGTTATGGGCCGACTGGTTGCCGACCCGGAATTAAAAATGACAACCAACACAATAGAATATTGCAACTTCACTGTTGCGATACAGAGAGCCAGAGACAAAGAAAAATCAGACTTTGTTGATGTTCTCGCATGGCGACAGGCAGCACGCTTTGTATCTCAATATTTCAGAAAAGGCTCGATGATCGCAGTCCAGGGATATATTGAAACAGATACATATACCGACAAAAACGGCAACAGAAGAAAATCCTTCAGAATTGTGGCCGATAACGTCAGCTTCTGCGGAAGCAAATCCGAACAAAGCGGTTCATCAGCGCCGCCGAATCTTTCTGTTACTCCTCCCGGAGACGGTGAGGGTGATTACCATGAGATTCCGGAAGAAGACTTACCATTTTAAGAGGTGATTAAAAAATGCTGATCCAAATTGACACTCGTGAGAAGAAAGATGTCATCGAAGGTATCAAACAACACTTCGACAGTCAGGGCATCGGGTATTTTGACGAAAAACTTGAAGTCGGCGATTACGAGGACGTACACAACCCCGGTGTAGTAATCGACCGCAAGCACAATCTTAACGAACTCTGCAGCAACCTTTCCGATGTTCCTCAGAAGAAGAAAGGTACCAAGGTGTTCAAAATGAACAGCCAAAACAAAACCATTACCGACCGTGAACGTTTCATCAGAGAAATCAAACGTGCTCAGGAGCTGGGCAAAAAGCTCATATTTCTCGTTGAACACGGTCAAGGTATCAAATGCCTTGAAGACGTGAGGAAATGGAAGAATCCGAGACTGAAAGAATCCGCCCTCGCCACTTCAGGTGAAATGCTTTATAAGAAGCTTCTCATTCTCGAGAACGAATACGGTGTCAAGTTCTACTTCTGTTCCAAAAAAGACACCGGAAGAGAAATAATCAGACTTTTGAAGGAGGCATCCGATGAATAACCTTACTTTGTTCGCCAAAGAGATTTCACAGGCTGTGAATATGAAAGAGGCTCTCTCTTTCTATGGCTACGAAGTAAACCGTTCCGGATATGCTGCCTGTCCGTTTCACAACGAGAGGACGGCAAGCCTCAAGGTCTACGACGACCATTTTTATTGTTATGGATGCGGCGCCAACGGTGACATTGTTGAATTTGTCAGAAGATTGTACAACTTGGAATTCGATGCCGCAATAAACAAAATAAACGATGACTTTCTTCTTAGACTTCCCCTTGATGGAAACAAGCTTACTCCTGCTGAGCAGGCAGAAATCGACAGAAGAGCCAGAGAGCTTAAAGCAAAAATGGAAGCTGAAGAAAGAAAAAGGATTGAAAACTCAAACAGATATTTCTCACTGCTTGATGAATATATAAAATACGAAAACTACTTAGCAAAATATCGTCCCGCTCAATATGTTGAAACGCTGCATCCGTTATTTGTGGAAGCATTGCACAACATCGATAGAGTGGGCTATCTCTTAGATACATTTGACAGAGAAGGAGGCTCTGATACTTGATAGATTTACAAACAATCTCCAATAATCCGGAGGAACTCGAAAAGTATTCAGCATATGAGCTTCTCTCACACGATTTTTTAAAATCCGTTAACGCTCTCACCGACACGTCCGAGCGCACAAGGATCAGAACAGCAATCATCTTTGCTGCCGAAAAGAAAGGCATCGGCAAAGATATTAAAAAAATATTTAACGAAGTTGACAAAGCTAAGGCAAAGGCGAATGCCGAATACCTTGACTCCATTAAAAATCAAACTGAATTTTCTTTTTTGGACAAGCAGCTCGACTGTGGCCGCTGGGTGGCAAACAATGACGGTATATGCACTATCAATAAAGATGGTGTGTGCAGATATGCTTCGAAAATGCCTTTCGCACCTATTGCTCTCCTTGAAAACGATTCGTCCGGCATTGAAAAGGTCATGCTCGCATTCTCAAAAGACGGTATACATAAGAGAACAATAATCTGTGACCGTAATACAGTTGCTTCCGCCTCAAAAATAGTCACACTCGCAAACAAGGGACTTGAGGTAACATCAGAAAACGCCAAACTGCAGGTTGCGTACATATCAGATGTCATTACAGAAAACATCAAAACCATTGACGTGTTCAAAGCATACTCACAGCTCGGCTGGTGTTCGGCAGGCTTTGTTCCTTATGCCTCTGATGCCGTGTTTGACGGAGAAGAATCTAACCGTCATCTTTATCGTGCCGTGTCAGAAAAGGGCGATTTCGAAGTCTGGAAGAACGCTATGATGTCTCTTCGAGAGAACGAGCAGATAAGACTGACCATGGCGGCTTCTTTTGCCTCTGTTCTCATTGAAAAAGTCAACGGTCTGCCCTTCGTGTTCCATCTTTACGGCGGCACAGGTACCGGTAAGACGGTAGCATTGAAATGTGCAATGTCGATATGGGGAAATCCCGGAATGGGCAAGCTCGTCAGAACAATGAATATGACGTCAAACTCCATGCTCAGCACAGCCGCTTTTCTGAACAATTTACCCTTCGCAGGAGATGAACTGCAGACAATCAAGAGTCGTTTCAATGATTATGACCAGCTGATTATGCAGATTACAGAAGGTATCAACCGTGGTCGTATGACATACGACAAGATGGAAGAAACAAAGACGTGGAACTGTGCCTTCTTGTTCACCGGCGAAGAACCGTGTACGCACGTTGGTTCAGGCGGTGGTGTTAAAAACAGAGTCATTGAGATCGAGGTCACTTCTCCTCTCTTCGAAGCTCAACGCGGTAACGAAACAACATCCATTGTCGAAAACAACTATGGACATGCCGGTAAAAAGTTTATTGAACACATTTCAAAAATCGACAGTTCGGATCTTGTGGGAAAGTTCAGGCTTCTTTCATCTGAGCTTACTAAGATGGCAGGAACAACAGAAAAGCAGGCTTCTTCAATGGCGCTGATGATGCTGGCCGACAAGCTTGCTTGTGAATGTCTTTTTGATAATGATGATCCCATCACCTTCGATACTGCTACCAAGTATCTCATTAACGAAGATGAGGTTGATGTGGCAGAAAGAGCATACCAGTGGCTTATAAGCTACATAAGTGCAAACAAAATCAGATTCCTTGATACAGCTCAAGGAAACCACGGAGAAATCTGGGGTGCCGACAGAAACGACTATCTCTTGTTCAATGCAGAGATACTCAGAAACGAAATGAAGAAGGCAAACTACTCATTCGATGCAGTCAAAAAGAAATGGGCTATAAAAGGGTATATCAACAAGCCCGACTCCAAACATTTTGCCGAAAACACATCAGTTTGGGGCGGCGCCAAAGCTCCCCATATAAGAGTTGTGCTTCCAAAGCAAGAAGATGTTGAAGATAACACGGATTACGAGGAAGTGCAGTTATGACAAGAGATTCAAGCACCATTCTCAATGACATCAAATACTGCATCCGAACCAACACTCCCGTTGATTTTCTCGGATGCGGTGGATACAAGCCTCAAAGAATAGTCTTGAGGTATCAACATAGTTGGGTGTATGACGTACATCTTCAGGATCCGAAAAGAACCGATGTAAAAATCATCTGCTCACCATCAGATATCTGTTGTCCCTGTTACGATTTCCCGGAAGAAATCATGCAAATACCGAAACTCGCCGCTTTCGCTCTCAAGAGAAAGGTCCCTGTTGATTGCGGTGAGGACGGTATCCGCACCTGCGCCGGGATTCATCTCGTTTTTGAAAACGATGAATGGCATCTGATAGCAGAGCTTCACGATGTAAACAAAATAAACCCCGTTATTTATAATCCGGTCAATTCTGTAAACTGGCCAAGCTCAGGAGGTGGTTACATATGCGCAAGCTGAGCGAGCAAAGCCGAAAAAAATTAGCTGCTGTAACAGAGTATCTTAATCAATATTCGGTGGCCAAAGAAAGTGCTGCCGCTCTCAACGAGCTTAACATTCATGTACAGGAGGACATCACCAATCCTTCCATCAATGGCAGAGGATACTGTTCCGGAAACGGTAACAAGAAGTCTGAAGGAGCTGCTTCTCCGATTATTCATTCAGAAAACATAAACCCGTTCTGCAAAGAAGAAGCCTCAAAAATCAAAGCTCTTATGGACGAAATAACCTCCGCACTCGGTAAGCTTGAGATGTCTCGCGGAAAAACAATTCTGATGAAGAATTTTCTCTCTGGGCTTACCGAACGTGAGATATGCCGAACCATGAAAATAAGCCACGATACTTATTACCAAAATCGCCGTCGCGCTATGCTTCAGCTCTACGATATTTTAATCGAATCCGATCTTATCGATCCGGTATAAACAAGCACCACACACTCACTCACACAAAGGAGGAATACAATGCGATATGGAAAAATCAGTGATCTTGTCAAAGTGGATTTATACGAACATCACTGTGTAGACGGTAAATGCTCCGGGTGCGGCGACTGCTGTACTGACCTGTTGCCGCTCACCGATGCAGAGCTTGAGAGGTTGAAACGATATGCCAACGAGCATAACCTCAAGGAACACCGTCACAGTCTTTTCTTTGATAAGAAAGCAATCGACCTGACCTGCCCGTTCAGGAACAACGAAATAAAACAGTGTGATGTATATGCCGTCAGGCCTCAAATCTGCCGAGAATTTATCTGCAGTAAAAGCCTCGATATGGCAAAGAAGGACAGAGACAGCTTGTCAGCTTCCCGAATCACCCGGTCACTTCGATACGAGGTGTTCGGAAACAGAGAATCACTTACCATTCTGGCAATGGCAATTAACGCAAGGCTTTGAGGAGGAAGACGATGATAAAGCAGCGAATATGTAAAAACTGTCGTTACCTCCACATGAAGCGCAGGAATAAAGCCGGCGAATCTCTCTGTATGGTCCATCACGGGTATGTGGACGAAGCGGACCTGTGTCCGGATCATCAATTCCATTTCAAGTATCTGGGTATCGTAAATCCGATACACATAACAAGGAGTGATAACTTTGGCAAAACCTTGGACACAAGATGAGATTGATTACTTGTGCGATAAATGGGGAACAAGTCCTATTCCGGCTATCGCATCTAAACTCAACCGCCCTGTTGGAGGAGTGATCGGGAAAGCCCGAAAGCTCGGCTTAAGTGAATTCTTGTTGAATGGTAATTACATATCATTCAGTCAGCTACTCAATGCCGTTACAGGTGGCGGCAGCTATAGTTACAAGAATATAAGCTGGATAAAAAACAGAGATTTTCCGATACATCATAAACGTGTAAATCAATGCACTTTTCGTATTGTTTATCTGGATGAATTCTGGGAGTGGGCAGAAAAAAATCGAAGCTTTCTGGATTTCACAAAATTCGAACCGTTATCGCTCGGTCAGGAGCCTGAATGGGTTGCCGAGCAGAGAAAGATTGATTTTCAAAAGAAGAGAATCGCAAAACAAACACCTTGGACGGTGCAGGAAGACGAAAGATTAAAGTGTCTCTTGAAACAACACAAATACACTTATTCCGAACTCGCCGCATTGCTTCAACGTTCAGAAGGTGCCATACAAAGACGGTGTACGGATCTGAACCTCAAGGAAAGACCCGTAAAGATTGACAATCACGGACCGACAGCAATATGGACGGAAGAACATTATAAAATTCTTGCTGAAGGTATCCGTTCCGGACAAGCTTATGCACTCATTGCACAGAAGATCGGCAAGTCTGAAAAAGCTCTTCGAGGAAAGATTTACAATGTTTATTTCACCGAAAATGCCGATAAAGTCAGAGCAATGCTCGGTAACGGTGAATGGGGACACGGAGCTCCGCCTTCACCTACCGTCAAACAAGGTAAGACCTTGGCGGGATATCGTGTAACCGTAAAAAAAGAGTTAACCGACCTTGTTACCATCCTTCGATACCATGTGAACAAAATGGGCTATGACCCATATTGGCAGCGTCTTACTTGTCAGCATTGGGATGGAATAATGGGTTGTTCTGCAGGCGGCACCGACTGCGATTCCTGCACCGAATATCTCCGCATCAAACCTCAATATTGTTGTCGATGTGGCGGTACATTTTACGAAAGAAAAGATAACAAATTCTGCCCCGATTGCAGAGAAGCAAGAAAGAAACAAGCTCAAAAGCATTGGGCAAAAACAAACAGAAAGGCTGGTTAATATGATTGGATCTTACACCGAAAACTCTATAAAATCCGCACTGGACAGTGTTCAGAACTCGGAACTTTCTCCCGGTGACAAAGCGTGCGTTGCTTTCCTCTACGGATACCTGCAGGGCACCATAGAGAAGCTCGAAAAGTCACAGTCAGAGGTTGAAAAGCTCCGCAAAAGAGATACACCTATGGCCGCCATTCCAAAAGGCTGCATTAACGCCGTAATGTGTCCTCACTGCAAAGCGACATTGAACGGGACACCCGATTTCTGCAGCAAATGCGGTCAGAAATTATCATACAGTCAAGCACAATAATTCATCCAAAGGAGATTACAAATGAATAAAATACCTTACGAAGAAAGAATTGAAACCTACAGAGACGCCCTCACCGTTTGGGGTCTCAAAGCACAAACTTTGATGGCAATCGAAGAGATGGCAGAACTCACAAAAGCTATTTGCAAAATGGATCGAGGCGGTTCAAAAGAGGATCTCATTGACGAAATCGCCGATGTAACAATTATGCTTGAGCAGCTCCGTTTGTTCTTCGGAATCAATCAGGAAGTATGCGACAGAATGGACCAGAAGATAGAAAGGCTCTCCAAGCGTCTCGCTAATGAATCGGTCTCGGCGGCAGAGCTTGAGCTTATTTCACAGGCTGCCGGAAGAAGCTACAAAGCTGAAGATGTCGCGATTTTCGAGATAACCCTTTGTGACAACGAGGTTGATTCTTCTGGTGAGAAATTCACCACTGACGCATTGAAAGGTCTCTCAAAACTCTTTATCGGCAAGACTGGAATTCTTGATGGTGACGCTTCCAAAAGATCCGGAACGGCCAGAATTTTTTCAACAGAACTTGTTACCGATGACACACGGCTCACTGCTGACGGAGAACCGTATTCATACATAAAAGCAAAAGCTTTTTCAGTAAAAAACGCTGACAACAAGCCTCTGATTTCGTCACTCAGATCAGGTGCAAAAATAGAAACCACTGTCGGGTGCAGCGTCTCAAATATAATCTGTTCTGTATGCGGACTGAATATAAAACGCGGTATTTGCAAGCATAAAAAAGGTGTTGTTTACGAAGGTAAAAAGTGTGTTTTTCATCTCACAGAACCGAGTGTAGCATACGAATTTTCAGTAAACATTACCTCTAAAAAAGAGCCTTCAATATCCTGCACGGTACTCAAAAGCTTTATGAAAGGAGTGGAAAACTATGACGCTTAAGCCTATTGCAGACAGAGTAATCGTTAAGATTCTTGAGGTCGAAAAGACAACAAAGAGCGGCATAATCCTCTCTGTTTCTGAACAGGAAAAGCCTCAAATTGTAGAGGTTGTTTCCATCGGCGCCGACGTGGATGCAGACCTTTCTCCCGGTGATAAAATCATCGTTTCGAAGTATGCCGGGACAGACGTTAAGCTCGAAGACGGCACCTATTCGATAGTCCGTCAGAACGATATTCTCGGTGTTCTTGAGGAGGGTGATTATGAATAAGGATCAGCTCGACAGGAACGAATACGAAAACAAAATATTTGTGATTTTGAGAGACATGACACGCGCTGATGAAGCCGCAGGTGAGCAAAAATTCACTGCAAAAGTTAAAGACGGGACCGTCATGGTGACCGCCAAAGGCAGAGAAATAACGATTATTTTCACTCCTTCAGACGAGAGCAAAGAGCCTGAAACATATGTGAATCGCATCACACTTTCCCTCCGTCAGCTGGCTAACTTACAGCTGGATTTATCTACTGTAAAATACTCGAAAGAACTTTAAAGTAAATTTTCACAAACCGTAACTTGTACTAAAAGCTCCGAAATCGTACTACGAAAACGGATAAAAAACAGTTTCAAAATTTAGACAAAATTGACCCCCTAAAAAATCGGTCGTCATAGCTTGTAATGAGAACATTTCGTCATATGACAACATTATAGGGGACGACGAAAAGAAAGGAAAAATCATGGCAAAACCAGTTAATTCAAAATACAGAGAATTGGTCAAAATGTTTGATTCTCTTACTGGCTCAAGAGGAGCTTGGGAAGTATGGAATGACACAATCACAATATTGGCCGTTTCGCT